CATTTTAACCTGTTTAAGGGAAACAAAACAAAAATAACAAGGAACAAATAACATGACACAAGAAACAAGCGACTTAACAGTCAAAAAAGAAGGTGCGTTAGCGACTCTAAACTTTGAAGAACATGCTGGAAAAGGTTTAGAAAACATAGATAAGGATGATTTAGCTTTACCGTTTTTAAAACTACTACAAAGTGGTTCTTATGAAACGAAAAAGAAACATGCTAAATATGTTGATGGTGCAGCAGCCGGAATGTTTTACAATACAGTTACTAAAAAACTGTATGATGGAGAAAAAGGTATTAATGTAATACCTTGTTTCTACAAAATGACATATCCAGAATGGGCGCCATTTGATAGGAGTGAAGGTAGACCTGTTCACCCTGATAGAGGGCCAGAAATTATGGCTCAAACTACTAAGAATGGTACTAAAGATGTATTGTCTAATGGTAATGAAATTATCAAAACGGCAAATCATTTTGTTATTCTTGTGGGTGAAAAACCAGAAAAGGCTTTGATGCCTTTGAAAACTACTCAGTTAAAAACTAGTAGAGGTTGGAACTCATTAATGGATAATGAAGTTATCGTTCAACAAGGAACAGGAAAGTCTATACCAGCNCCAGCATTCTCTCGNATTTATCACGTTAAATCTGTAGAAAATTCTGGTAATTTCANTTGGCATGGAATGACAGTTTCCTTAGTCAAACCTGTAGATAACGCAGAAATCTTTAGTATGGCAGTTGAGTTTAATGCTGCTTTACAAAAAAGTAATATAGCTGCAGCTTCGGTTGAAACTAACAAAGTAGAATCTAATTACTAGATTCCTCTAACGAGGACAGGGACAGTGAAGCTAGCGTGGAGCTGTCCCGACCCGGGATCGCTATGGAAAATGAATTTATAAAGCTGTTTACTGGCTATGGTGGAGACTTTGGCATTGCAGATATGTCAAGGACCGAAATAGATGCTGGTAAAAATAAAATAAAACCAGGTTATGAATGGGCTGGTCGTCCCCTTACCATTAATGACTACAAAGATCACTTACAAGGTAAAATTTCTATTGGAGTTCAACCATGTAGATTAAATAAAACAGCTCAGTTTGGCTGTATAGATATTGATCCTCCAAATTATGGAAACTTTAAGGTAGAAAAATATCTATCTTTGTTTCAACAATTTAAATTACCCTTAATACCAATCCTCTCAAAAAGCGGCGGATTGCATTGTTATATTTTTTTAAAAGAAGCTATCCCTGCGATTGATTTAATCGATGCATTAAAAGCTTTTCTGTTACCGCTAGGTTTGAAGCCTACCACAGAAATTTTTCCTAAACAGAAAGAATTAAAGGAAGATGACAAAGGAGAAATTAAACCAGGTAACTTTATTAATTTACCATACTATAACAATGGTGAGTCTACTAGATATGCAATCGACAAAAACGCAAATAAATTATCTTTAAAAGAATTTATTGACATAGCACTTAGCTCGCAAGTTGCTAAAAAAGATCTACACACATTAGTTGAAGATACTCATGCAAACATATTAATGGGAACTGATCCAGAGTTTGAAGACGGTCCACCTTGTTTAGCTTTATGTTCTAAATCTAAATTAGATGATGGCCGAGATAGATTCATGTATAACTACATGGTATTTGCTAAAAAGAAATATAAAGATAAATGGCCTGACCAGGTTATGGCAGCTAACATCAAGTATCTAGAAACTCCATGGGATAAATCTCATTTAGATTTAAAAATAAAAGCGTGGAAGGGGGACACTGCTGGTCACACTTGCTATGAAGAACCTATTAAAGATAAATGTATGCGTAGCTTATGTTATTCTAAACCTTTTGGAATAGCGTCTGACGGTGTCTCAGCATTTCCAGATATTACAAATTTTCAAATAATAAAATACCAAGAACCTGAATATAGATTTCAAGTTGTTATGCCAAATGATGACAAAGTAGAAGTAATGGTTCCAAATACAAAATTAATGACTACACAAAAAGAAGTATTAAATTTAATTTGGGAACAAACAGGTATTTATTTTGAACCTCTAAAACCAAAAGACTATCGAGCTAAATTAAATGAATGGCGTGGACCTGGATGTGAAACAATATACCCACCTAAAGGAACACAAATTGCAGATAGATTAAAAGATGAATTGTATCAGTATTGTATTAATGGGCCTCAAGCTAAACAAAGAAGTCAAATTAAAAATGGTGCATGTTATACAGATAAAGGACACCATCATTTTAAATTTACATCTTTTATTGAACACCTTGGAAACAATTGGAAGATTCCCCAGGAAAGAATTGCAAGACAATTAGAAAAAGAATGCAGCGTAGAATTTAATTGTTCTCTAAATATAGATGGCAAAACTGAAAAAGTCTGTCGAAGTCCACAACTCCACGTAGACAAGATAGCATATAAACCTGTGGAGAGGAAAGAGAGTAACTACTAATGAAAAAATATAAAGTAATAGGTCCTCCAGGTACTGGAAAGACAAGAAGTTTATTACAAACAGTACAGAAATATGTAGATGAAGGCATTCCCTTAAAAAATATAGGTTATTTTGCTTTTACTAGAAAAGCAGCTAATGAAGCAAGAGAACGATTTTTAAAAGTAAATACTCATCTAACAAAAAAAGATATCCCTTATTTTCAAACACTTCATTCATTTGCTTTTAATCAATTAGGTTTAAAAGAAGAAAATGTAATGCAGGAAGAACACTATAAAAAAATAGGCGAAACTTCTGGAATTCAAATTAAATATGCCAGCCATGAAACAAATCAATGGAATGGAATCTTTTCATCTGACAGTGAATATTTAAGTTTAATTAACTTAGCTAGAGTTAGACAAATTACTCCAATTGAACAGTTTGATCGTAATGAACATTTAACTTGGGTAGAACGATTTAAACTTGATGCTATCGCTAAAGAAATTGAAAGTTTTAAAACTACTTATGGTTTAATAGATTTTAATGATATGATTGAAAAGTTTTTAAAAGCTGAGGACACTAAAGGTTTTCAAGTAATTATTGTCGATGAAGCTCAGGATTTATCTAAGCTGCAATGGAACATGTTAGATAAAATAATGAGAGACAGTGCGTCTGCTAATCCTAGAGTATGGATTGCTGGAGATGATGATCAAGCTATTTTTGGATGGGCGGGTGCTGATGTTAAATCATTTCAATTATGGCAAGGAAGTGAGGTTAGATTAACTAAGTCTCAAAGAGTACCAATTGATATACAAACAAAAGCTTTAGATATTATTACAAGGGTAGGTGTTAATAGAATTCAAAAAGATTATTTACCAAAACAAGAACGTGGTGAAGTAATTGAAAGGTTTAAATTATCCGACATTGATATGAATAAAGGAGACTGGTTAATTTTAACAAGGACGAACTCGTTACTAAAACCTATTCTCCCTTTTTTAAAACGTCAGGGTTTATTTTTTCAAACTGCACAAGGTAATAGTATTGGCAAATCTTTACATGAAGATATACAAGTATGGAATAAAATGAGAAATGACGAAGAAGTTCCAGAGATACAATCAAAAAGAGTTTTAGAGAGAATGAATGAAGAGGACCTTACTCTTCCTTGGCAAAAAGCTTTTACTAAAGTTTCTCCAACTCAAATAGAATATCTTGATGCAATGCTTACCAATGGTGAAGATCTAACTACAGATCCAAGAATAAAAGTTTCTACTATTCATGGAGCTAAGGGGGGAGAAGCAACTAATGTAGTTTTATTTTTAAATCAAACCACCAATACATTAAAAGGTGCTCAAAAATCACCTGAAAAACAAGATGAGGAATATAGAGTTTGGTATGTTGGTACAACTAGAAGTTCTCAAAATCTTTATTTAATTAAATCAAACAATAAATCTAAGGAGTTTAAGATATGAAAAAAAACAGAATGGCCGATGACACGCCAGAACCAAAAAATCCTTACTTAAAACAAGTAGAAGGATCCCACTATATGTATATGGAAATACAGCCTGCAGAATTTATAAATGCAAATAAAATACTTTTTGCAGAAGGTTCGGTTATTAAATATGTCTGTAGGCACACTGAAAAAGGTGGGGTAAAAGATATAGATAAAGCAATACATTACTTAGAAATGATTAAACAAAGGGACTATCAATAATGGCTTATTTAAATGCAAACATACCAGTAATAGAATGCTGCGTTAGAGGAAATTATCTTAGAGATCAAAAAGATTCACACGATAAATATTTTGAAGTAGGAGTATTTGGTTTTAGTTCTATACCAAACAGAGTGCCTATGTTTCATTTCTTAATGGAAGATGGTGGCCTGTGGTGGCGAGCACCTATATCAGCTTTCTGTACAAAGCCTGGAGTAAAAGAATTACCACTTGATGAATTAGTTATGTGGGATAGTTTTAGTTACAATGTAAGTGTCACAACTTTTTATGAATTAGCTGGTGCTACTATGCAATACACATCTAGACGTAAGATTAAAAGAAAAGGTAAGTATCTTTTTACAATAGATTGGTGCGCAGGGGACTTTAATGAATTAAATTTTGGTTATGCTGAAAAACCAGATCAACATAAGTGTGGTCACGTTCTTCAATTAGAAGATGGTAACTTTGCCATACAACCCAATAATAGACTTAAAATGTTTGATGCGTCTATGGGTGTTGATCCAAACAAAAATTTAATTAATAGATTAGTAAGCAGCAAAATCTATTCAGTAGAAAATTCAGCTAAATGGATTACCGACGAACATGAAAAAGGTAGCTATGACTATAAGCTTAAAAATCTAAAGGAGGATAAATAATGAAACCACTGGTATTCAAGGCGCAAACAGAATGGGTAAAACCAACAGAGTTTCCAGACCTTAGACAAGCTGAGACGATTGCAATTGATTTAGAAACATATGATCCAGATTTAAAAACAATGGGGTCAGGTGCTGTTGTAGGTCGTGGTAAAGTTGTAGGGATAGCTGTAGCTGTAGATGGTTACTCTGGGTATTTTCCGTTTGATCATGAAGGTGGTGGTAACCTTGAAAAAAGTAAAGTAATTCAATGGTTTACAGACCTTTGTGAGTCTCCAGCAATTAAAGTTTTTCACAATGCCATGTATGATGTGTGCTGGATTAGGTCCATGGGAATAAAAATTAACGGACAAATTGTTGACACCATGATTGCAGCATCGTTAGTAAATGAAAATAGATTCAGGTTTGATCTTAATAGTTTAGGTTGGGATTATTGTGGCCAAGGTAAAAATGAAACAGAATTAAATCAGGTAGCAAAAGAATGGGGACTAGATCCTAAAGCTGACATGTGGAAGTTACCTTCTATGTATGTTGGTAACTATGCTGAACGTGATGCAGAACTTACATTAAATTTATGGAAAGTAATGCAGAAAGAACTAATTGACCAGGACCTAGGATCTATTTTTGAATTAGAGAC